TCAACAAATGTTTGCTGATAAGTAAGCCGGAAAATCTAAGGCAAATTTTACAACAGCTTGCTCAATGTGCTCGTCTACTCGATTTTTGATATTCGGTACCCGACGAGTTTGATTAAGTAATGCTTCTACACCGCCTTGCTCTACGGCTTGTTGATAGCGATAGAATGTATCTCGGCTCATTCCCATCGCTTTACAAGCTTGAGAAATGTTTCCGAGCTCTTCTGCTAAATTGAGTAAACCAGTCTTGTGTTTAATGAGCGGATTGTAAGTAATAAAACATGAGAGTTTCCTTTTTTGTTTAGATTGAATTTTAGACACTCATATTCTAAACGGGAAACTCTCATTTTTATAATGATTTGTCAGATCAAGTCTGATCTTCTACAGAACATTTGACCTTGATGTTTGTGCAAGCTCGCACAATGCAAAATGCAAGAGGTACATTACCGCCGAGCAGGAAAAGTATCCGTATGCAACACACGATAATCACCGCCTTCTACTCTCGGCGGTGCATTAAAAAATCCAACTCTTTAAAATCGTACCCTGTTTTAACGTCCTTTTGTAACAGCAACATATAACGGCTCTCAATATTACCGCTCACACGTTCAAACAAAGGTGCTTCGTCCCATTTTTCCCGTTTTTTCCAGCTGGCGATAGTGGACACGGGAATGTTAAGCATTTTGGCAATTTCCGTGAGTGAATAGCCAGCCCAATACTTTAATTGTGCTTCACGGTGGGTATTCATATTAATTAAAGCGGTCTGTTCCGCTTGGTTTGTTGCAATATCCGTCATTGTTTTGCGTCATCGTTGAAAATATGGCTATTGTTATGAAACGGACGGCGTTTGTAGAACAGTCCCCTTTGTTAAATCCTGCTTAACAACCGCAACGCTTTGCACCTGTTTGAAAATCCAATCACCATATCGGCAATTTTGAACATTCTCATTTCGAGGAAGCATTTATGCCGAAAAAATCCAACTGGTTTGTGGTAGCCACAGAAGGAGCAACGGTGGACGGTCGTCAGATCGAACGCCAGTGGCTTTCTGATATTGCCGAAACGTACGACCCGAAAACCTACGGCGCTCGTATCAACCTTGAACATTTTCACTTGTTTTGGTTCGACCCTGAACTTGCCCATTCAAAATGCTACGGTGATGTGTTAGCCGTTAAGGCAGAAGAGAATGACGAAGGCAAATTACAGCTTTATGCACAAATTGAGCCAACGGATGAATTAGTCGAGTTAGTGAAGAGTAAGCAGAAGGTTTACACCTCAATCGAAGTCCGCACCAATTTTGCCAAAACAGGCAAAGCCTATTTGACAGGTTTAGCGGTGACTGACACGCCAGCAAGCTTAGGCACCCAATATCTCTCTTTCACAACGAAAAATGGTGAACAGCAAGGCGAAATCTTTACCACTGAAGCGGTGGAATGTTCGCTTACCTTTGCAGAAGAGCCAGTGTCATTCTTTGAAAAAATGAAAGCGATGTTTAGTAAAGAAAAAGCTGACACAGCCCAACATAAAGCCGACGTTGAAGCACGTTTTGCTGAACACGAACAGACACAGTTGCTTTTAGCAGAAAAATTTACAGAGCTAGAAGAGAAGCTAAAACAAGCCGAAGCGGAAAAAATGGCATTGTGTGCAGATTTTGAAAAATTATCCGCCGATCTCACCGCTTTACAAAGCCGTGTTGATGTTATCGGAAGTGAGCCAGAACACGGCTACACGCCACGCCCTGAAATTACGGGTGGTGAATTAAATAATGAACGTGTTTTCTAAAAAGGACAGAATATGAGAAAAGAAACAGCGACCAAATTTAACACTTACCTTGCAGGTGTAGCACAAGACAACGGTGTGGATTACAACCACATTTTTACGGGTAAAAATTTCGTTTCTTCTAACGATGATTTCGTTGTCGAAAATTATGCACAAGTCGCCCTGTTGAAAAACATTAGTATGCTTGGCTCACCTGATACTACTGGAGTAGGCGGTTAATGCGACCAACTCAAGCCCACTATTTGCGAGTAACTGCGGAGCTTGCTCAATCTTCTGAGCAAGCCCAACTAGAAAACCTCGACGAATACGAAAAAATGCTTTATTTGCTGGCTCGTCATAAAAAAGACCTGAAAGCCATTGCCTCAATGGAACAGCGAGCCAGTTATAAAAAAAGCATTCTGCACCACTATTTGCCGTGGATTGAAGGGGCATTGAGTGCGGGCAACGGCAAACAGGACAATGTACTGATGACGTGGCAAGTATGGTCGGTGGATTGTGGCGAGTATCACCTTGCTTTACAAATTGCCGATTACGCCATTCATCAAGACCTAACATTGCCTGACGGCTTTAGTCGTTCGCTTTGCTCAATGCTTGCTGAAGAGTTTGCTGACGCTGCGAAAAAAGCCCAGAAGGTGCAAAAGCCGTTTGAAGTGAGCTACTTGTTACGAGTGGACGAACTCACCAAAGAGAAAGATATGCCAGACGAAAGTCGAGCAAGGCTCTACCGTGAAATCGGCTTGCTACTTGAAACGACACAGCCTGAAACGGCACTCAGCTACTTAGAACGGGCATTAGAACTGAATTTAAACATCGGTGTGCAAGGCAGTGTTAAAAAACTTCAGAAGCAGTTAAACCAAGCCGACACCGACTAAACCGAGCAAACCACGCAGCCGACGGGGCGTAATAATGGGGATTTTATTCGGCTTGTTTACCCTATTGATGAATTGGTACTACAAAGACCGAGAAATCAAACTGAAAGAAAAAGCCCTTGAGCGTTATAAAATCAACTTAAAGGACATTTTAGACGATGAACAAAAATCTTAAATTCGGCGGAGCGATGGTCTGCGGTATCGGTGCGATTATCGGCTTAGTACAGCTTAATCACCCTGAAATCCGCACCAGTCCAAAAGGCTTAGACATTATCGGCAACACTGAAGGGTGCAGACGAGATCCTTATGTTTGCCCTGCGAATGTACTCACCGTCGGCATTGGTTCAACCGAAGCCACAAGCGGTAAGATTGAACGCAAAATTTACAGCGACAAAGAAATTGCTGACCGCTGGGCAAAAGATTTAGCCGAGGCGGAACGGTGCGTAAACCGCTACGCCAACGGCAAAAAAATGCCACAAGGAGCGTTTGACGCATTGACATCAATTACCTTCAATGCAGGTTGCGGAACAATGCGACATTCGACCTTGTTCAAACTCGCCAATCAAGGTTACAGCCCTGCAATGTGTGAACAGTTTAGCCGTTGGGTCTATGCCAATGGCAAAAAACTGCGTGGTTTAGAAATCAGACGAGAAAAGGAACAAGCACTATGTTTAGCATTATAAGCGGTATGATTGAGAAAAGTTTTGGCAAAGCGATGATTATCGCCTTGCTGGTTGCTGTCTGCATTAATGCCTTTCTCTGTTACGAATGCAAAATACTGCAGGCGGATAACAAAGCCAAACAAGCAGAAATTGCCTTGGTGCGAGCGGATAACCAAAGCCTAGCCAACCAGCTAGAACAGGCAAACCAACATATTCTGCAGTATCAAAAGCAGGTGGATAAATTACATCAACAAGTTTTAACTAAGCTCACCCAAGCGGAGAAACGCACCAATGAAATCTTACTTGAACTGGAAAACAATCAATCTTGGAGTTATCAGCCTGTGCCTACTGGCGTTAGTCGGTTGCTCAACCAAAGAAGCGATACAGTATCGAACAGTAAAGCCAATTCCGCTCCTTTGCCCCCAAATAAAGCAGTGCCACAGCCCCAAGTTCGAGATAAAAACCAACGCTGATCTTGCAAAATCTCTCGACCAAAGTTTAACGACCATTGAGCTTTGTCAGGTTGAAATTCAAGGCTGGGAAGCGTGTGTGGAAGGTTATAATAAACGTATTGCAGAATAACGATTGCCCCGACTAGTCGGGGCTTTTTATTGACAGATGAAAATAAAAAGCCGACAATGCAAAATATATTGTACGTTTTCTATGTAATGGAGGGGCAATATGAATAAAAATGCACCTTATATTCGTGAAATTGTTGATCGCACAAAACAAGTCGGTGGCACACGAATTATCGGTAAAACCAAAGAAGAAATTCAAAAAAAATGCTCTATTGGTACTACAACAGCAATTAAAACAATCAAATCAAAATGTTAGAACGTAAAGTCCCGACCAATCAAGGCTTTTGGTCGTAAATTGACAATTTTCTTATTCAACGTTAGGATCCAACTATTCCCTTTACAAAGCGGAGAAAAACAATGATTATTTTACAAGCTCAACCTATGGCGCAAGTGCCGCATAATGCAGTATTTGCAGTGGTTGAAACACACCAAAAGCCATTGCGTGAAGTGCCAGCACTCAGCCCACAAGAATATAAAGTGTTTGCGAATGTTGAACGTTATGCACAGCAAATGACAGAAGAAAGTCTAATGCGAGCAATGGTGCTGATTAAATGAATGTTGCATATACGCAACTCTTCAATATGGCATTTTCCGATGAAGAAGATAAACAATTCTTTATTGAACAGTTTAAATATTGGAAACAAAATGGCGAAAATAGTAGCTATCATTTTGGCAAAGATGGGTTTTATACCCCTATTCAATCAGGATTAAGACACGTTCATCTTGTTCCCGTTATTAATATCCTTGATAAAATAAATTGGGATAAACATTGGCAAACAGGGCAACGCCGAACGAGTGATACTTGTCTTGTGTATGTTGAAGATGGCTCAGATTATTTACTTATTACCATTTTACCTGAACCATTAGCCCATAAAATTGCAGTTCAACGAGAAGAAAATCATCGTGTAATAATGAAGCATTTCCGACACATTGCAGAACAATTTTTCTATTATCGAAATATTGTCAGTTAAATAAAGCGACGCTAGTCGCTTTTTTGTTACCCCCAAATCCACACCCACAACCATTCGCCCCGCCTTTGCTACTTACTCACAATATCGCTATTTAACCCAACGAGAAAAAGCGATGAAAGACCAAATTGACCGAGCCAATGAGCTTGCCGAAAAAGAAAGAGAGTTTGCCCTTGCAAAACTTCGCAACAAACCAACCGCTTGTAGCCTGATCCATTGCGAAGATTGCGACGAACCAATCCCCGAAGCCCGTCGCCAAAACGTGCAAGGTTGCACCCGTTGCATTGATTGCCAACAAATTTATGAATACAAACAAAAAGGCTATCGCAAATGATTAAACCAGACAAATTGCGTGACCTGCTCACCAAAACCATTCCCTATTTTGCCAAAAATCCTGAACAGTTACAGATTTACTATGCCAACGGCAAAATCTGGACGACAGGGGCGACATCACTCAGTTATCAATATCTCTACGACTTAGAAATTGTGGTGGAAGATTTCCCTCAACACCCTGATTTACTGTTTGTGCCTGTGATGGAATTTGTCCGCTTGCAACAATCGGAGCTGATGACCAATCCCAACAAACAGGACAGTATCACCTTTGAAATTGACCCAAACAACAACGCCACCCACGACATTTACATCAAAATCCCACTGACCGAGCGTGTTATTGTCAAACAAGAAGGCGATCATTACCAAGCTCACCACGCCGAAGAGCCACAGCCGACCGAATGGCAACCTCTGGAACGGCTGACTATTTTGTGAAAGGGGAACAGGTGTATGAGCGAATGGGAGCGATGGAATAATGGCGACAGACGACATTATCAAGGTTAAATCAGCGTTTAATGCGTTGCTCAAAAATATCAGCAAACCACGGCGACGGTTGCTATATCAACAAATCGGGCGTGAATTGGCTCGTAGCCAACGCAGACGTATTACCGCACAGCAAAATCCTGACGGCTCGTCGTACACGCCACGCAAAGTACAACGTAAGAAACGCAAGGGAAAGATTAAACAAAATGCAATGTTCTTAAAATTGAAGTCAGCCCGATTTATGAAGTTAAGAACCGCTGGGGATAATATCGAGTTGGGTTACAGTGGCAGTGACGCACATATTGCACAAATTCACCAGTACGGGTTAAAAGGTCGAGTGGTGAGAAGTGCAAATTGGAAGGTGAAATATGATCAGCGTGAGTTGTTAGGCTTTACCGATGAAGATATTGAAATGATTGAAAATTTTGTGATTAAGGCGTTGGCAGGACAGTAAAAAAGGCGGTTAGACCGCCTTAGAGTGATATTTTTCAATGAGTTTTTCATTATCTTTATATTTAATGCCTTTTTTAGCGAGATCATCTTTTACAACTTCATCATCGGCTGCAAACCACGCCACAATAAAGAAAATGATAAATCCAACTAATACAACAACAAAGCCAGTAGTTGGTAGTAAAAAGTAGAGAGATACCAAAATAAGAGCAAGAGATAATCCAATAAAATTTGAGAAAAAACTCAGTATGGCAACCAAAATCGTTCCTAGAGTTGTCATCGCTCCTAAAGCGATTGAAATTCCCAAACCTAAGAAAGCACCAAAACAAATTAATGCTATTGGAATAAGTAATAGTTCCATAAACGCCCCCTTGTTTTTGTGAATTATTGAGCGAAAACGGATCTATTGTCAATAAAAAGAGAAAAAATGATGAGCAATTTGAAATTAGAAGTGTTGTTAAGTGCGATCGATAAACTTTCTGCCCCTTTTAAAAATGCAAGTAAGCAGGCGGAAAAGCTATCAGCCACCTTAAAAGCAAGTAAAGATGCCGTGCGTGAGTTGGAAAAGGTGCAAGGCAAAATCGGCACATTTAAAACAATGCAAACCAATCTTCAAAAAGCGAGTGAAACCATTCAGAAAACTACAAATAAAGTTGGTGATCTGACAGGTAAACTTGAGAAGATGAAAAAGCAGAAGGTTGATTTAAAAATCCAAATTCAGGCAGAAAAGAGAAATTATCAAAAATTAATTTCAGGGGAGGACTTTCTGAAAAAACATTGCAAGTGGATCGTAATATCGCAAAAATGCAACGGGAATATGAAAAATTAACTCAGAATATTTCTGTTACAAGTAAAACGCTCACTAAAGAAAGTAATATATTAAAACAATCTCGCACTGAAAAAGCCAAACAACTTTTAATTTTCCGGAAATTAAAACAGGAATTAAAAACAAGCGGTATTCATATTAAAGATTTATCTAATAGTGAATTATCGCTAGCGGAAAAAATAAATAAAGCTAATCAAGCTATTGATAAACAACGGCAAGCATTAGAACGTTTAAATAAAGTCAAACAGCGAAATGAAAATTATCGGCAAAATGTCGATAAATTAAGAAATACCAGTGAAAGCCTACAAAATTTAGGACAGCGATCAATGGTAAGTGGTGCGATCTTGCTTGCCCCTGTGGTTGGTATGGGAAAAAGTGTTGTAGGAATGACACAAACGGCAGGTAAATTTGAGCAGTTTAAAACCATACTCGAAACGGTTGAAGGCTCAAGTGAAAAAGCTAATCAAAGTTTTGAATGGGTAAAACAGTTTGCCGTAGATACGCCAGCGAATTTAGATGACGCAATGGAAGCCTTTGTACGATTAAAAGCCTACGGTTTAGATCCAACTAACGGCTTAATGCACACCTTATCAGATACCTCCGCTGCGATGGGTAAGCCAGTAATGCAAGCGGTGGAAGCCATTGCTGACGCAGTAACGGGTGAAAATGAACGTTTAAAAGAATTTGGTATTAAAGGTGCCGTTGTAAAAGGGACAAATTTTATTGAATATACCTATACAGATAAGGACGGAAAACAACAAGTTGCTAAGGTTGATAAAAACAACCGCAAACAAATTGAAAGTACGTTACAAGCAATTTGGAATAATAAATACAAAGGTGCTGCTGAAAAGCAATCAAAAACATTATTAGGCATTTGGTCAAAGTTAGGCGATGTATGGACAAACTTTCAAATGCAAGTAATGGAAACAGGTGCATTTGATTGGATTAAAGACAAAATTCAAGGGGTTTTAGATACCCTAGACAAAATGCAACAAAACGGCGAATTAAAAAAATGGGCAGAGGCATTCGGTTCTGTCATTATGGAGATCTCACAAGGGCTTTGGGCATTTGGTGAGAAAATCTTTGCCGCAGTGAAATGGGTGGCTGAATTTGCACGAGAAAATAAAGGTGCTATTGCAACCTTTGTGCAATGGTCGGCAATTTTAGGTTCAGGTCTGACGATTTTCGGCGGTTTGGCAATGGTATTAAGTTTTGCCTTATATCCTGTTGCTCGTTTAATTTATGGTTTCGGGCATTTAAGTGGCATCACAACCTTATTTAATAAAGTATTATTTGATAATCATAAAAAATGTAGATTAGCAAATAAAGCTCTATATCAATATTCAACCACCACGAGTTATGCAAAAAGTAAATTTATAACTTTTAAAAATACTGTATCTAAAGTTCCGAATAAAATTCAAAATTTGCCGACATTACTACAAATTGGATTTATAAAGTTAGAAAGTAAGTTAAGACAATTTTTCCCTTTGCTTAAAACTAAAGTCTTTTGGATAAATTTAGCGAAAGGTGCAATATTTAAACTTTGGGCAGTTATTAAGTTTCTATTTTCACCATTGAAATTATTGCTCGGCATTTTTTCACCAATTGGATTAGCGATTACAGCAATATCTCTTGCTGGTATCGCCTTGTATAATAATTGGGAAAAAGTCAAAGCCTTTTTCGGTGGATTTTGGGAGGGATTAAAACAAGGGCTTGCACCAGTGCTTGAAAAATTCACACCACTTGGAGATTTATTTGGTGTCGTTTGTGGTTGGATTGAAAAGGCGGTGAAGTGGATTGGTGACTTTTTCGCACCGGCAAACGAAAGTGCGGAAAGCCTCAATAAAGCGGCAGAAGCAGGTAAAAGTTTTGGTGAAATCGTGGCTAAAGGGATTGAATTAGCACTTACGCCATTAATGTTAATGATAGATGCGTTTAAATGGATTGTTGATAATGTTCAAAAAATTGCATCAAGTATTGTTACTCCTGAACACGCCAAACAAATTGAAAATACTGCCAATATGGCAAATATGATGTACGACCCGAATTATGATCCAAGCTCTAACAATGTGCCAAATAAACCAAAATGGTCAGGTGGTTATGCTGGTAACGGTGGTAAGTTTGAACCAAAAGGGATTTATCACGGCGGCGAGTACATTATGACCAAAGAAGCCACAAGCCGAATTGGTGTGGCGAATCTCAACCGCTTAAATTACGGCGGTATTGCAGGTATGGCTGCTTTAGCTTCTACGGTAGCACTGGCACAACCTATGCCTGTGGTAAAAGTGGATAACCGTCCGCTGATTGCCCCAACGCAAATCCAACGGCAAGCCCCACCGCCTGTTAATCAGTCGGTCAATATCACCGTCAATGCAACCGCAGGGCAGAGTGCTGAAGAGATTGCTCGCCTTGTCGCACGAGAGCTTGAAAAGCAACAACGCAACGCCCAAGCGAAAGCACGCAGTCGATATTGGGATAAGTGACCCAGTACCCAGTTTGTGACCCAGTTGAAAAGCCCCGAACAATCGGGGTTTTTACTTGCAGAATACAGCAAGTTAAACTATGATCCGCCTGAAATAACGAGGTGGCTATGAAAAAATCATTTACAGAAAAGGCAAAATCATTGAAGGGCGTAAGTCTTGCAATGGGCATTTTTACATCTTTTTTTAGTCAAGACACGCAAGCGACACAACAAAATGATGTGCAAAATCTAATGCAACAGGTCAAACAAACATCTCAAATTCTTGTTCACCAAAATGTTGATGAAAGGTATTTCTTTTCCGTGTTGTCTCAATTGAATGAAACTATCGCTCTATTAAATGATGTGGTTCGTTCAATGTCAAAACCTGAAAAAGTTATCAATGATCTTATTTTTATTGATACAGGATTAAATTCATTAGCTCAAATGGTTCGTCAGAAATATATTGAATTTTTAAGAAATAATATTTCGGAACGCACTATCTTTAAACATTTTACGGCTGAAGTTTTTAAATTCAGTGTATTTACTGAAAAAATGCGTGAAAAAACAAATCATTATTCCATTGTGCCAAGTAAATCAAATTTTACTCAGGCTGATTTAGATGAATTGGTGACAAAATACAATGGTTGAGATTTATCTTAGTCCATTTGTTATTATGACCGATGGTTTAGCCAAATTAATTAATGATTTAATGTTATTAGAACAGTCAATGGGGCATTTTCGTCCCGATACTATTGGAAACTGGGGAGCATTTGAAGAAAATCCGCGCGCGATGTTAGCATTAGTAAAAAAGGTACACGTAGCCGTATCTAATGAAGATTTTGAACGATGGAAAAAGAAAACAGGTCAAAATCGTAAAAGTGATAATTATCTCATTTATACTAAACACGAATTAGAAGAGAATACTTTTCTTATCTTAGATTTTATTACTCCTGATGCTCATCAAAAAATAAAATCAAAGCTATCTGATATTGTTTTATTTGCGGAAATTTTTCAAAATTGTCACTCAGCAAAAATAGCCGAACATTTTAGACGGTTTGAAGAGATAAAATAAATCTCGATTTCTTAAATAAATATTGTTTAAACCCAAGCGACTTCGGTCGCTTTTTGTTACCCCCAAATCCACACCCACAACCATTCGCCCTTTGTACTTACCTTTCGCACAATATCCCCATTTTTAACTGACGGATTTTTATTGTGCATCACGATCTATCCCTTGTGTATCAAGCACGCACCGATATTGTGAATGTGTGCAAATGTGTGCAGTTGATGTGTGCAAATGTGTGCAATTAATTTTAGAACAGATCAAAATCGATCAGGAAATGACTGTTTTTTATAAAAAACAGGGGGTAGAAAACGTGGTTTTTAGTGTGTAATTAGTTATCAAATACTATGTAAGTATTTGTTTTTATGGGAATTTTATAAAATAAAAGCAGAAATGGGAAATTTCTGCTTTAGGGAAAATGGTGCAACAGTCCAACTTCGTCTTAACGCCCCTGTATCAACAGGCGATTTCGCTTGCACTTTCGCAAAAGCCTCTAACGCCACTTTACGAATGACTAAGTTTTTCCGTTGCTCAATCTGCTCAATTTGTTGCTGAATTTGTGCAATAAAACTACTCATTGTTTTCTCCCTTGGCATTGATAAAGCATTGCAACGTTAGCTGGTTTTATCGGTTGAACAGCAATAATGCTCCACACCTCGCCATTCACTTCAACCGCTGAGCCTACCTCTGCTTTTTCTGTCAGATAAATAACCACATCGCCTTGCTCTATCGCAACAGCTCCCCCTCTAGAAGTTCCGCCACTTTGAAATGAAGGGAAATCATAAGACAGATTATCAAAAAGACAGTAAGCATTCTGTTTACTGATTTCAGTTTGCATTTTTCCCGTAGTTGGATCGTATTGCCCGGATATTTGTGTTTTAATCACACAAGGCGAACCAAACTTCTGAATTAACTGCTTGGAGATTTGCTTTAGTTTACCGTACAAGCCTACCCCCTTAACAATGACACATTGTTAGTAGATGATGAATTTAAAAAGCGAGAAAGCAAGGTTTTGACATACTCAAACCGATTGCTGCTACCACTGATAACCGCTTGATTTTCGTAATTGACAGAAATAGGCCCTACTTTCACGCTTGCCATCTTCTGTTCTGGGTTCTGATTTAGATCAGACTGCAATGCTAATTCGCAAACCGCATATTTCACTTGTAACGGAATTTCGCTACTCTCTTGACTACTCTCTTGACGTGGAAATTGTCTGATTTGCGTAGGATCTGCTTTCTCTCCCACAAAACGATAATTGTGATCGAGAAAATCTGACGCACTGACTAAGCGCCGAGCTTTTTGTTCATCATCAAGTTCATTCCACGTATCAAAACTAGCCCTCAATTGATGGTAGCTATTCGCCTCTTCAAGGGAAACATAACTATCCGTTGGTACGTTCAGGGTCATTGTCGCCCCCTTTCGCTTGCTTTAATAATGCAATCAGCTCATCTTTTTTCGCTCCTTGTGGAATTTCCACATTTAAGGCTTTAAGTGCGGTGGTTAATTCTGGCACGGTCATCTTGTCTAATGGTTTTTTATCAGATTGTTCATCAACCCATTGAACCTTAACCCCTAAGGATTGATACGCTTGTGCAATCTTAGGAAAATCCCCATAAATCACCACATCGGTCACCTTACTTTCTGCTTTTTCAAAATACAGCGGATTTCGGTAATGTTTATGCGGTTCAAATCCTGTGGTTTGCGTTGTATAAATTAATTGCATTGATTACTCCTTCTCAACATAAAAAGCGGTACGATTTTGTTAATTTTTTGCAAAAACGCACCGCTTTTATATTCACTTAACTTAGTTAGCTTAATTCAATTAACACGCCAGCCGTATTTTTATTGCTGGTCGCATATTTTTGCCAACTTGCTTCCGTGCCAATGGTCGAAAGGTTAGGGTTCGCTCCCGCACTTTCTTTGTACGAATAACCTAAAACATCAAGGTTAAATGTGCCTTCCGCACGAATACCAATCGCTAAGTTTTCTTCACTGTTAATGTCATAAGCTCGGAAACCCGGTAATTGCGAATTCGTGATAGTAATTGCTCCGGCTTGTAAGCCTAAAATGGTGTTAGCTTCGGCTTTATCCGTTACTAACACAGGCTTGCCCATTGTTGCCGGTAAACCGCCATAAATAATCTGGTCTTCCGATTCAAATACTTTATTTGTAATTGCATCATCAATCAGATCAAAATAGACAGCAGAGTCCATCACCCATAAACCAATTCGCCCAAATTTATCCCCAAACTTACGCATCCCTTTGGTCAATACTTTTTTGTGATCGGTTGCAATAGACGCCGAGGCTTTCATATCACCATTCGTCCCAATTGCCGCGATTGCACCAGCAGTCAAGTATTTAAAATAACCGTCTAATAATGCATCCGCATAGTCTTGGCCAATAAGGATAGAAAACTCCTCCGTGCTTCTCGCTCGGCGTTTCATTGCCTCTTCCGTAATTGCATAAGGGCCGTATTTAAACGGAATTTTCACGCCAACCATTTCACCCATCGCAATGGTTTTATTCTCAACCGCGCCATTACTATTTACATCACGATGTTCCAAAGAACCACCGATTTTGTAAAAAGATTGTTTGCGAAAATCGCCTTGGATATTCTCATCTTGCAATAAAATGCAGCCGTTTGAAGCAGCATTAAATACATTAAGATTATCTTGAATACGCTCTAAATATGCAGTTTGAGCCAGTTCATTGTAGATAATCACATCTTTGTTTAAGCCTGTTGCCATAATGTTTTCCTTTATTCTTTAGGTAGATTAAGATATGCCTCACGACCGTGCTCCTGAATAAACTTGTTCATCTCTTCAGGGGTCATTTGGCTACGTTTAAATTGTTTGCCAGCGGGAGAGCCTGCACCACCGCCACCACCGCTTGAGCCAGAGCCTTTTAGAATAGAATCTTTGTTAGGGTAAGCATCCACTAAAGCCTCTAACGCCTCTTCAAAATCCGCACGTTGCCCTGGTTTCACTCGACTGAAAATTTCGTTGCCAAGCGCATCTTTTGCCAAAATTGCACCGTTTTCATCAATGCTAAAATGCTTACCAAAGAACGCTTGAGCCACATCAACAGGCATTGCCAATTTCTCTGTGACAAACTTAGAGCGAGCGAATGAGCCGCCGATCAACTCAGTATGCAACTGCCCTTGTACTTTCTCTGCTAACGCTTTGGCATCTGCCAGCTTTTGCTCATAGCCCTTAATCACTTCTTGTTTAACCTTTTCCGCTTCACCTGCATCAATCAGTTTTTTAGCGTCAAGGTTTTCCACCGTTTTTAAGGCTTCTTTTGCTTTTGCCACATCATCAATTCCGTCAAACTTTTTGAGTTCTGCTTCCGCTTTCTCTTTAGCCTCACGGTGTTGTTTGTTTTCAGCATTGAGCGAAGAAATTTTCTGCATTGCTTGCGGTGCATCAAAAGGGATTTCCTTCCCGTCATCGTGGATATACACAGGTTTACCATCTACAACCACAACATTGCCTTTTTCATCAAGTTTTAATTTCATTTGGATTTCCTTCCTAAGTAAGTTTGTGTTTCTTCCGAAACGTGGATAATAAAAACCGCACGATCTTGCGAAAGTGCGGTTAGGTTTCAGGTAATAAAAAAGGTGCGATCGTTATAATCACACCTTAAATATCAAGTAATAACTGTTCCATTCTATCTAGCCGTGCTATACCAATTTCATAAGTATGCTTTTCTAATTTTCGTTTTTGTAATGCTCGTCCTGCTTCGCTTGCGCGTTTTTTTGATGCGTTTTCATTTTCTTCTAGAACTTCTCGCCGTTGTCGAATTTCATCCCACTTCGCTACGCCCGTAGTCCAGTAATCCCAAAGCACTTCGTAACATTCTTTTTGATAACGAATAAGTTTCTCTTTTAATTCTGGCTTAACTTTGGAAACTTTGACCCCAAATAGCCACCCATTGAGATAGTGCAATGGTAAACAAACCGCTTCTTGTTCACCACCATTTGAAGGTATTCGTATAACACGAATACCTTGCGAAAGAACCTCATTGCGCTGTAATCGCTCGAATTGTGCGTGCCAGACTAACGCTACTTGTCGAGTGTACTTTTCTATCTTACAGGCAATAAAAAACCGCTTACACATTGCTGTATAAGCGGTTTAGTTGAAATTTAGGTATAAAAAAACCTAGCACTTAGGCTAGGTTAGTAGAAATAGTTTAGCTTGCTGATATTTCTGCTGTCTTACAATATCTTTTTCAGTGACTTTTGCTAGACGACTTAGATCCATATTATGAGTTAAATCAGCTATCTTGACCTTTCGAGCAATATCATTTGCTTTTACTCGTTTTAAATAAGTCTCGTATGATTCGCCTTTTCGTTTCGTTATGGCCCCAATAGCATTTGCTACAACTGAACCAAATTCAGCTTTAATTTGAGCAAGCGAGATAGCTGTATCTTCTACACTATCATGTAACCAAGCTACTGCTAATTCATCATCCGTTGGCTGAACAAGCCCATCAACAACAGATTGCAGATGATTAACATAGGCTTTTCCAGCTTTATCAACTTGATTTGCATGCAACTGTTTAGCTAGTAATTCAGCTTTATGAGAAAGCATTAGTGAACCTTAATAAAACGAATAGCTTCTTTTTCGGTGATTTCTTTAAATGCATCAAAATCACTTACTAAGATTTTATCAGCCCAAAAAGTACCAAACTTTTGATCCCAATCTTCTTTTTCTGGTTCATAAGTAGAAAAAGAAAGTAAATCATCTGGTATGCCACGAATAAGCTTTTGTTGATTTTCACCAATTTGGGCTAAATAATATTGATACATTATTTCACTCCTTTTACCTTATGAATATCTTTAGGTGCGGTTAATTGTGAGCTTAATATTTGCATTTCTTCGTACAATTTTTTTCTCTCATCTTGAGATGTTGCAGGATCTCTAAACTGTTCATAAAGATTATGCAATACGCCATTTTTTAAATCAAAACTTTGCTGAGTATGGTATTGTAATTCAAAAACAACATTATCCTTTTTAATCAAAGTGGTAACAAAAGTATTAACGCCTTTGTAAACAGCCCCATCTTTCCAAGAGTTTTTCACAACAACAGTCAAGTAACCTTGTTTTTCAAGTGCTGACTTAATTTCGTCATATTGCAACACAAAGTTATTAACATCAAGAATTGCAGTATAACGAATAACATCTTTTACACTATTGATTGCCTGTTTCTCAGAAATACCAGCAAGAATTTCTGTTTCCACTTTTCTTTTCAGCGACTCTAAAGACTTCAGACGATATTCTAATCCAGCTGTTTTTGCACCAACAGACGAAATAATTTCTGTGATTTTTTCTGTAATCTCAGGTTCTACATCAACTGCCTTTTGTCGCAATTCTTCAATGCTGTTCATAGTACTATAACCAACGTCTAAATTATGCATTAAGTATAAATCTTTTAACGTCAACGGTCTACCACTCTGATCCAACATATCCGCAAAAGTAATCACGCCTCTACGCCATAAATCCGCCTTACCTTTGCCCAATACCTGATCTTGTTGCTCAGGCGATTTGCTTTTCAACCAATTTTCGTAGTTAATTTGCTCTGATACAGGGCCGTCTTGACTTGCTCTCGTGCTTGACGGCATTTCTTCTGCATCAATCCCAAGCTCTTTCCAGCTCTTGGTTACAAGCTGTAAAATACTGCGACAACGTGGGTGTAAAGGCGGTCGTTGATAAGGTACATCGTGGTCTATCGGCTTTTTATCTAAATCCCACATTAACCCATCTCTTAATTGACATACCGTTGATGTTCGTGTGTCTAAGGTGGAAAGGTGTTTTTCTCCTGCCAAAATATCAAGGTTTTCATCTCTTAAGGCTTGATGAGCTTTATCCGCCACTTTAGCCACTGCAGTAATGACTAAGGTTTCAGCGTGTCTACGAGACGTATTCATCAAATGCTTAACATCGGTAATCATTTGACTTGTTTGTTGACCATCTAACAACCCTTGACGAATAATCCCTTCAAACTTAAACGCAAAATCATTACCTTGTTTTGCCCACCAGTCTTCTAAAGGTGAACCTGCAATAATCGTTGCGGTTTTATTCGCTTTTTGCTTGTATTCAGGCACCTGATTAAAAAAATCAAAGCCGACTTCATCGTTATAAAGCTGATGAATATGTTGGGTTTCAGCCGTAAAAAAACCGCTTAACTCGTCTTGCGTGTAAGCGGTCATTTCTTGATAGACTTTTGCAACTTCTTGCTTAAGCTCCTTAAGCAGTGTGTCTAATTGCTTTTTAGGTAAAGCATCCACACCTGCGGCTGCTAAACGATTGAGCAACTCACGTTGTGTTTTACTTAGCCGTTTCATCACCTGCTGTCTAAGATGTGCATCATAGCGGAAATGCAGAATTTTGCGATCAGTCAAGGCGTATGCAATACGACTATTCAGGCTTTGTTTCGGTTTGTCCTGCGAACTCAAGGCCATAATCTACCCCTTCTTCATTTAAGCGAGCCTGTTCATCTTCCCATTCCACATTATCACTAATCAGCCCACGACGTTTCGCCTCATTAAAGACGGTTTGTTTTGAAAGTGTGCCTGCTTGTTGCATTTTAATGACCATATCCATTGAGGCATTTGGATCGAGATCGTCATCAATATTACCGCTAATCTCTACCTTACCAACATCATCAATACCTAACCATAATCCAACGTATTCCAACGCTAAATCTAACGCATCTTCAAATTTATTCGCATACAGTCGCAATAAACTGATTTCTTTACTCTGCTCATCTTTAGCTTGGCTGTCGGTCATCGCTAACACCGTTTTATCTAAGAGTTTCGCTCCTGCAACACGCATTTGGCTTTCCAGCTCTTTCAAACTCTCTTGCCCTGCGTTAATCGCATTGCCTGAATGTTCGATATAAGCAACCTGAGAACCTGCGGGTAAATGTAACGCACTGCCACCAACTTGTAGCTTATTGACTTCAGTATCGGAGAAAATCCCTAATAACGGCACACGAGCGGTATTTAAAATGTTGTCCTGATCGGATTGTGATTGCCAGTGCTTAATATTCAGATAAGCCAATTCAAGCAACGGCGGTTCACCTAACGCAAACACATTGTTTTCTTTCGTAATAAACGGCACAACAGGCACCACTTCAAGCGGTCGATTTTGAGCAAGAAGTTGCACATCATCAATCAACGTCCATTGCCCCTCTGCCGCTTTATACTTACGCATACGACCGATTTCATACACATAAATAATCTTCTCAATCTTCGTGCCAAATTCGCCATCATCTACCGACACTTCTTCCATATAGCGGAACTGCGTGATTTGTCGTTTCCCTTTGATTTTATCCGTTTTAAATCCCAAAACATTTTTAGGCTTAATCAAAATAAAATAAGGACGAGCATTAGCCGCTTTCTCATCGGCAATGGTACGAACATTCTCAGTACGAGTGTAATCCACCAAGCACCATGCCACGCCGTAAGTTAAACCTGCATTAAACCAACGAGAAGAAAATACATCGACATTATTTCCCTCTAAATCCACATCAGGCAAAATATCTTGCTTTAATTTATCGTGAACGTCATTTGTCGTAATCGGCTCAAAAAAAACTCTACCTGTCATTTGGTAGAGCGTTTCCGATAAAGCAGGATAAAGCGTTGAGCGGTTAAGTCTGTTTTTATAAGCCTCTTCTTCCTCAAGACTGAATTGATAAAGGTATTTTTTCCCTGCTTGTCGCATTGTTTTAGTACCGCCAAGCAAATCATCAATCATCACACCTTTTTCATTCAACGCCCTGATTTCACGCATAACAATAGAAACATCAGACATAAATTATCCTTAGTAAAGTTTAAGTGGATTTTGGCTAAAATCCCCTTTCCGCTGAATACGAGGATTAAGCGCATACCGCAACGCATCAATAAAGTGGTTATGTGCATCAATTACAACAGGCAACACATCGCCAGACAAGCGGTCGGTTTTATAGCTATACAAACGAAATTCATTCAAGGTTTGCTGACAGCGTGGGTGAATGTAGATTTTCTTATAGGATTTAATATGAGCAATCCCATCTTCAACACTCCCTTTCCATTTTGAAACGCCATCAATACGAGGCAAGCCGTGTCGCTTTAAATAGCTAATAGACTCAGGTCTTGCTGAATCCGCGCGTATTACATACTGCTCAATGCCCGTAATACCTTTCTGCAAAAATGTCGCTGTATCATCAAGCTCTAACCCGACTTTGCCAGCCTCATATTCAATATACAATTCATCCTTAAACACCCAGCATTTAACTGCGGCAGTTGGGTCTTGAGCAAAACCGAAATCCAACCCGTGATAAGGACCTTCAAAATCAGGTAAAGGCTTAAACTCAAGCTCTTGGTATTTTCCTCTAAAGACTTGAGCCTCGCTTTCTTCAAGATAATCCCCCTCCCAAATCCAACGATAAGTCGCATCATCTAAACGGGCTTTATCTCTTAAACGTTCTTGCTTCAACACATCAGGAAACCACGGATTGTCGCTGTAATTCATCTCAACAATCGCCATGCTTTCGTCTTGATGTTGCCTAAAGCGTAAATCCGTTGCCGAACCTTTCTTTTCAGGGTTCCACGTTAACCAAATTTCCGAACCGCTTTCACGCACCGTAGGCAGAAGTTTCCGCCATGCCATTTCGCTCACACTTTCCGCTTCGTCAATCCACGCAAGCAAAATTCGTGCTTTTGATTTAATGCTGTCAAGATTGTGCCGTAAACCTGTAAAAATATAGGAAATTCGACCGCACTTTGTACGTACATATTTCTCGCCAACCTCAAAGAAATCAGCCAACCATGGCTCACTTCTTATAGCTTGCTTAATTTCTTCTAATGACGAGTCTTCCAACGAGTTCATAAACTCACGACCGCATAAAATCACACCGCTTTCGCCTTGCATTGCCCGTTGATATGCAACAACCGCAGTCATCTTGGCAAAAGTGCGTGTTTTTGCCGAACCACGACCACCATAAGCACCACGATAACGCACATTCTGCTGTGTAAACACCGGTATCAGTTTAGGGGGAAGATTAAGCTGTATTTTCATTTGGTGCTACCAACTCAATAACCGTAGGGCGAAGTGAGCCGTCAGAGTTTGTATGATCGATAACCTGTTTGTCAAAGCCTAAAAGTTTAGCTTGTCCCATTACTGCATTTACCGCAGATGAGAATTGGGGGGTATCACGCTCCATCGCCTCGTTATAGATACGCTCTAGCTTGCCTAACAAGTTATCAACGGTAATGTTATGACGTTGTTGATGAGAACGTCTTAACTCATCCAATCGGACCGTAATCGGACCGTTCTTCAGTAGTTCTTTAGCTTTCGTATTGATTGTTTCATTATTCATTTTTGAACAATCGTAAGCCTGCCGATAAGCCTCACTCGCATTGCCAAGCTCAATATAAAGCTGGCAGAATTTTTCTTGCTTAGGTGTTAACCCACGACCTTTAGACGTGGATTTACCCTCGTCTTTCTTCGTCATCGTGGTTAATCCTTTTTATTTCAAAACATTCAATAAATTAGCAATGGCATTAATTAGCTTTGGTGAAACAAACGCTAAAATAGGTAGTGTTACTGCAAGGCTTATTTGCCATAAACCATATTCCATAAGTATCTCCTTGATGGTTACGGTTAAAACTGTCATAATCTCCATAAATCGTTACTCATTCGGCTTTAATGGGTAATGAAAAACCCCGATCATTTGCAGTGATCGGGGTTTTGTTATATATAAATTACATCACTTGCGTATTTTCTCGGGAATTTATCCAACAACCCCAAAACCATACGCAAATTATGTAGCATTTAATTTACATAAAATAAAAGAGCGATCACCTGACCGCTCTTTATCGTGGCACAAACGTTAATCCGCTATTTAAAACCTTGCTTAGTTCGTGCTTGCCACTCTCTAATGCTATCAATCTGACCCGCACACAAGTCACGCTCTCCCATCACCTTAACGAGATACTCGATAGCATCACCATAGGTTGTGCCACCAAACTCTGACCGCTCGCACTGCATTAAAAAGGCTTGCGGTGGATATAAATACTCAATCTTTGTCCTTGCTGTGCAACCGCTTAAGCTCATCGACAACAGGACGAGGCAAAGCAGTAACGCCGCACGGCTCTTTCTGTAAAATAGCTTTAATCTGTTCATTACTCTGCTCCACCTGCTTTCGCAGTTTATTTGCAACACTTTGCTGATATTCCACCGCTTGTCGCTCTTGTTGCAGTTGCATTGTCAGCTTATGGTTTGCTTCTTGCTGTTGCTCAATAGTTTGGGCTTGCGTCTGGTTCTCGGCTGTTAATGCACTTATCCTCTGTGACTGACCCCATAGCCACGCACACAAGCCCAAAATCAATGCCATTAAGATTTTATTAACCCAGCTAAACATAACGCCTTCTCTTTCTCACGACGGATTTCTAACCCTCGTAACTTCTTGCCACCTGAATAAACCCACTTAGGCAACTCATTACAGGCACCAACATAATCGCCTGATTTGATTTTACGAAAGAACGTCGATTTACTCACGGTGCCACACCCAGCATTAAACGTCAGCGAAGTAGCAACATCAAACACCGATTGCGGAATATCACCACCATTTGCGTAACGGTTCACGCATTTTTCCGCATTTTTAATATCGACCAACCAACGCTCTGCAATCTCTTTGTCCGTGTAAACTTTTCTTTCAATCTTACCGCTTGACGCTTCCGTTGAACCAATGCCAACGGTAAGCACATTTGCAGGACACAAATAAGGTTCTCGTTTACAACCTTCTGCATCGCCGATAATTTCAAGCCCTTGCTTACTTGTACGAAATTGACCGTGAAAATCTGTATTCAACACCGCAATAATGGCACTGACAAAACAAACTCCACCGCCAAATTTACCTAGTGTTTTTAGCTTGCTCATTACTTAACCTCTCTGCCCTTACCCGATAAATCTGCATTCTGATTTGATGAGCTTCTTCGGCTCGCTCACGTTCACGACGCTTCGCCTTACCTTCGTCACAGCGTTGATACAAGTTCGCACACGCCGTCACAATACCAATCGCAAGACTTAAAATCATTAAATTCTGTTGCTCACTCAGCCACGCAATAATCCCACTAAATCCAGACCAAATATACGTCTGTGTTCCCATATCTCTCATAACATTTTTCATACCTTAGCCCTCATATCAGGCAATAAAAAAGCCCCAAGCATTTCTGCTCAGGGCTACAAAATCATTTTGCTTTATCTCGCTTGTACGAGTTGCAAGCGTAGCTGAAATATACAACTTTCTTCGCCACCAGTCAATCACTTTTTGAGCAATTAAACCCCATATAGTTTCTTAAATATTAAATGCTTGATTGTGTGTATTTATGTGTATATAATTATTATTGATTAAGACAAAGGAGGAAGCATGCACTCAAGCGACTTAATCAAGGAACTAAAAGAGGCGGGTTGTTTCTTTGTTAGGCACGGAAAAGGCGATCACCAAATATGGCAATCGCCGATTACAGGAAAGCGATTTCCTGTACCACACCCTAAACAAGATTTACCTATTGGCACTTCACGTTCCATCAAAAAATCGGCAGGGCTGTTATAGCTCTGCCGAGCTTAGCAAAGGAGAGAATTATGTTATTTACCGTTGGGGTAGAAACTCCACATAATGAGAACGAAGCATTTGGACTTTGTGTACCTGCACTATTTACTGATGAATATAGTTGCTTTAGTGCGGCCGATGCAATTGATGAAATTATCCCTAACGTAAAAGATGCCATTCATACAATGTTAGAAATGATGGTAGAAGATGAGTTTGATATTAGTACGCTTCAAGATAAGGGATTTGTCCACTACAAACAACAAGAAGATTTTTCCCACTGTGATAGTTGGTTGCTTGTTGATATAGATATTTCTGCATTCTTAGGTAAAAAGCAACGGGTAAACATTGTGTTACCACAATATCTATTAGACAGAATTGACAATCGTGTCTCACATAGTAATTTTTATCGAGATAGAAGCCATTTTTTAGCAGTTGCTTCTCAACGTGAATTAACCGCTCAACAGGTTTAATGGATAGGCGTAGCAATACGCCTAAAACTTCAATCTAATCAACCCCGAACCAAATACCGCTCCTTCCATAAAATCTCGAGCTGTGCGTAGTCGTCTGTCAAACGTTCTCGGTGAAATATGCATCTCAAGACAAATATTCTTCTTGTCTTGCCCCTGTAAAAACACCGCCATTAACACCTGATAGGCTTCTAAGTTCAAATCGTGTAACGTCATCACAGCTTCATCTAGCTTAAGATAATGCTCCTCTGACAGTTCATCAATACTATACTTGGTAATTTGAGCAGTCGCCTCAGGCATAAAGGATTGTAATGATGGATAACCACGGCACCCACGATGAGAAGCCCAGCGACGAACCCAAACATTCAAAATATCATCAATGGAGCCTCTCCCACAATTTGTGTAAATACCTGTTTCTGAGATAATACATTCAGACACAGGTATTTTATTATGAACGAAAAACAACTTCACGCCTTGGCAGCGGAATTTGCCAAAAACCTAAAAACACCAGAAGACCTCAATCAATTTTCACGGATGCTCAAGAAAATCACCGTCGAGGCTGCGTTAAATGGTGAACTGACCGACCATCTTGGTTATGAAAAACATCAGCCTAGAAAAGGTAAAAATGCACGTAACGGTTACACATCTAAGACCGTCATT